TCGTCGTCAAGGCTTGGGCAAGATTCTGGGATTAGATCATCAAGCATGTCAATAAAAGCTTTGTCAATTGGAGGCCATTCGTGCTCATCCATGGTGTGGTGGCTCCCAAAGTTTCACTGTACTAGACGAATAGTCATAATCACCGTGTCGCAAGATACGTGCTAATTGCGCATGTACTAAGGCTGTTGCATAAGTTTCCCCAGCTTTTATGTATGCAGCGTGAACAACAGTCCATAGATCAGGCACAGATGTAACTTTGCCTAAAATCTTTTCTGCTGTTTTAGGGCCACAACCTTTGACGCCTGGGTAGTTGTCAGCTTGATCACCTGTGAGGGCTTGCTTCATCCAGTTGTAGTCAGCTTCTTCTTGCGTGGTATTAACCAGCTCATTACTGACAAGCAACTTGCCTGGGATAGTACGCATGTCTTTATCAATTGCAACCATTATCGGATCTTCAATGCTGCCGTCTGTCATCAGTAAACCCATAACATCGTCACCTTCTAGGTTTGGTATTACCTTGCTTGGGTACATGTCAGTCAATGCTTTCCTTGAGGCTTGTAACGCAAGGGGTTTACGTTTGCCAAAACGGTTCCGCTTGTAATCTGGGTACAAGGTGGCACGAAAACTAGGATAATCTGACAGGCACATGATCAGGTCATCGTGTTCTGTCTGGCGTTGGTACTGACAGATCTTGCCTTGTAAAAACGCAAGCACGTCTACCGGTTCAGAGTGCAAGGTATGCACGTCAGTGGACCATCTAATGTCTTGCTCAGAAGCAGCGCAAGCTACATACAACAACCAATCAGCATCAATCAAAAGTGTCATAGGTATCACCAGAGTAAGAAACAGAACCTTTTAGCTGAAACGTTGACATCTTTTTGTTTTCAGTCATGCCGTGTGCGACAGCTTCTGGCGGCACAGGTGTTTCAGCTGTGTACCAACGGTGATCGCAGACAGTGCAATGCCTACGTCTAATAATCACGTTGTTGCTGTCAGTCCTTGTACTACAGGCACGTATGCCTGTGTCTTCATTGCAATTGGGACAACGCATAGTTGTTTGCTAGTGGTGGGTTTGTTTTGGAGCGCCAAAGTAAGAACTCATTGGCACGACTAATCTTCCTGTGGTCATGTCATATAGCAGTTTGTCACACTGCCCTGTTTGACCGCTAAAGCGATTCTTTAGTACACGTATTTGCAACTCATTGCGTTGGCTCATGTCTCCTTGCTGGTTACGTTCAGCACCAACCACCATGTCCGACAACTGTGCGATCGCATGGCTGCCTCGTAGGTGAGACAGCGATGTTTGCCCACCTTCCTCGTGGTTGCGACCTTCTGGCCGCTTCAGGTGCGATACAAGTACTAGCCCTATTCCTGTCTGCTCAACAACCTGCCGTAGTTTTGTGCATGTCAAATCAATAGCTCGTCGCTCATCTACCTCAGCTAAACCACTGATGACAATGGTTAGGTGATCAAGGAATACAACGTCAACGTTTTCTACGTCAGCTAGATAACGGATCTTATCTATCAGGTGTTCGGGATCAAGCGATCCAAAATGGTTGTATAAAAAGCATCGGCCACTGCCAAACACTTTGTCAAACCCTACCTTCATCTCCTGTGGTGTAACAAGATCAGGGTCAAGATGTATGGGTTTGTTTAATTCAATCCCAATGATCCCTTGCATACTGCGCTTGATTGATTCTTCTAACGCGATGTAACCAACACGCATACCTTTTGACAGGAAATGGTGCGCCCATTCCCTACAGATAGAACTCTTGCCAATCCCGCTACCGGCACATAGCGTCAGCATCTCGCCTTTCCTAAAGCCACGGGTCATGTGGTTCAGTTCAGGCCATGCGTAATCACAAGCAGCACCCGCCTGTGGTTTGATCAGTTCCTCCCACTGCTCAACAGCATTAACGATCCCGTCTGGCCGCGACGGTGTTGACTGCCAGATCAGATCACGCAACAAGTGCCCTTCGTTGTTTACCAACATTTCGTTGGCATCTTTACGTGGCAAGTGGCAGATAGCGGCTTTGCCTAATGGCAGTACTGCTAGTGCTTCTGTTGCTGCTTTCTGTCCTGGCTCGTCACTGTCAAAACATAAGATGATGCGCTCAAACTGACTGAGCCATTGCTGGTTAGCGGCAAGGTACTTCTTTGCTGACTGTGCACCATTCGGCAGTGAAACAACTGGGAACTTGTTGTCTTGCACCTGACTGACGCTCATTGCGTCAATCTCGCCTTCTGTCACAACAACCATTAGGCCACCTCTACCAATCCCTTGCCGCCATAGGTGTTGACCCCATAGCTGCATGGAACTGGTATCGCCAACCCAAGCAAAGCGTTTCTCCTTATCTCTTATGTGTTGCGCTACAACAGTTCCCTGTTGGTTACGAAACTCAGAGACCTGCACTGTCTTGCCGTTGTATTCGCTGTATCCGTAGTTAAAGAGTGCAGCTGTCTCTTTAGTAATGCCACGACTTGCTAAAGGCTTGACGTTAATGAAATCCAAAAGCGGTGTTACCACGGGCGGTAAGACCTCCATTGGGGGTGGCGTACTTCCTTTGGCAAATACGTGGTGGCCACAACCGAAACAATGGCAGCTGCTGTCGTCATATACAGCAAGATTGTCCTTGCTACCGCATTCGGGGCACGGGTCATGTCGGATGCACTTGCTCATTAGTTAGCCATTCTGTTGGGATACGACCGCTTGACCAAACAAAACCGTGGCGTGTTGCCCATTGACCGTAAGTAATCGACCCTGGCGCCTTTGATAGCTTCTTGCGGGCATCCATAAAACAAATACGCAAGTCAACTTTGGGGTGTTGCTTTTTGACAGCTACCATTTTGCGCCTGTCTTCTGGGCTGAACAACCCTTTGACTTCAACAACAACACCATTCCCCAGAAAGAAATCTGGGGTGTAGATGTTTTGCAGTTGATACGGCAACTCCTGTGATTCATAGCTGTAGTCCATGCCCCTTTTGGTTAAGGAGGCCGCGACTACGGCCTCAAATTTGCTGCGGAACTTAGAAGTCGAAAGGGTCGTCTCCGATGGAGGCTGTCGCGTCAAACGGGACCGTCTCATTCGAGGCTTTGGCGGGAGCTTTGGCAGTTGAGGCCCAACCTTCTTCGGGTTTGAATCCATGGTCTGCAGTGTTCCCTTCTTTTGTTTGTAGGTTGATAATCTGCACAGCATTTAAGCGTAATGACACACCTGCACCGATACCTGCACCAAAGAAGGGGGTAGCGGAAAACGATATGCGGCCTGTAGTACCAGACCACATTCCATTTAGCGATTCCCTGTCAGTAACAACGTTGCCTTGGGCATCAAAGATCGTTACCTGACGGGACCATGCCTTGCCAGTTTTATCAATACCACTGGCCTTTGTTTTTGTTTTGAGGAAGAAGCGCGATACGCCGTCAACATCCTTGAATCCCCATGGCAAGTCATGGGTTCTGTAGTTGCTTCTGACTTGATCAAGCACAGTGGTTTTGTGCTTATTCCAAACTTGATCTAACTGGTCAGCAAGATCAGCAGCAAGCATCGGGTCGCATGTACCTCTTGCTTCATAACGCCCAAAGTCATCAAACTTTGTGTCAGGCACAATGAATTTGGGATACTCAAAGCTAACGATTGGCGAAGTGAACTTTTGGGATTGATAGGTTTCCATAATTAGGTGATGAAATAGTTGGAGTTACGAACATCAGCAACGTTTAGGTTGCCTTGTTTGGGTAGTCGCGGGATTTTGTCCCGCTGCTTTGGAGTCAACTGTTCTAACAGTGTTGTTGTTACTTGCTTGAATACATTAGGCGTGTACATTTTTGCAAACGTATTACGCACACTGTTGCGTAATGCTTCCATGTCAGAAGGCAATGTAGCGAAACAATCATGTATGCCGCCTATATTCTTAACACCATTCTTTGCTGCGTCTAACACGACAAATGCCATGTGACTGCCATCTAAGCTATGTATTACGTTCGGGCTTAAAGCATTGGCCATCCTTTGTGGTGACCATGATTCTTCGCCATTGTAAAAACACACCTCTGTCCCTTCCGTTTTCCTTTTAACGTGAACGTCTGTCAAATAGCGCAGCCTAACTTTGTGCATAGCGTTGCCAGTGTACTTGTGGTACACAGGTAAACCAGCTGGGGTTACCCAATGCAAAGGCTTTTCATTTGAAGAGCCAGCATAACCAACAGCTTTAAACCATTCCATCGCTTGCTTAGCTGGTGCAACAACTAAGTCAGATTCCCTGATAACAATAGTCGTTAGGTAGTGCACAGCTTTTAAGGTGTTTTCTTTCCATCGCCAGTTATCTTTATGTCCAAACATCTCAGTTGTTCTCTCATAAGTCCAACGTTTAATTTGTTGCACATGCCCAAACCTGCTAGCTGAATAAGGTATTGTCATTACGATTGGCTTTAGCAATGTACGGTCAAGGCTTAGTGTTAACCATGCAATTGCCATCTCGTTACCAGCTGCTGCATCAATGCGTAGAACAGCTAATACCTTTTCTAGAATTAAGCTGTAAACATCTGCGACGCTATCTGTAGTTGTTAAATTCACAGTCTGCCCCATCTTTTCGCTGCGTAGCAAAGCTGAGTAGTGTTGAATACCAGAGCATGTGCAATCAAGCACTACTGGTAGTTGGCAAATGTATTCATCGCCTAAAGTTTTATATTGCGCGTAAGCATTGCAACTAGCGAGGAACTGCCATGGGTCTTTGGCCGCCGTCCAAAATTCATATCCTGCGCCCCATGGATCATCCCCACATTGTAATATTTTCTCTTTGTTTTCATGTACCCAAGCCACACGTTGATCCCAATTAAGCTTGCCATGGCCAAATGTATTGGCGATGTGTACTTCAAGCCA